CTGTTATCTTGGGCGGTTCTATATAATTTTTGCCGCCGTCAAGTATTACCACTGCAGGTAAATCAATAATAATTTTTGCACCCGGTAAATGTGTTGCTGGAGTTGTTCCGTTTAATCCTCTTTGTAAACCACCGATAGTATTTAAAGCACGATCAACAAAAGAATAACTAATAAGTTCATTATCTATTTGTATCGTACCGTTAATTGGGAAACCTTGTGCGTTATCTACCATGATCAAAACTGAACCGATAGTCATATATTCGTTTAGTTCAGTTATCTCATAATTTGTTTGCCCAACTAACGACAATCCATAATTATTATACCAATTAGAATATTGTTCTTTCTGCCATATTGCATCAGTTGGTAAGAATTCGTTTGTACCGTCAACATTTGAATAAACTAATTGCGGAGAAATATAAGATTGAGTTGTTTCATTCCACTCAGCAGGTAAATCAAAGTCTGTTATGTTTCCTGGGTATGTGTCGATACCTGTATACTTAAATAAGAAGTCTTTAATAACTACGTGATAAGGTTTTGCTTCATTAATATATCCAGACAAGAATTCTTGGTTGTCTTGTTGATAATTCTGAATTGGTTTAAGTTCTCTAATAACATGAGATACATCTACTAATGAAGTCTTGTTTAACCAAGGCAGATAGTTTTGTGATTCATCTGTCTCACTTTGAATATATTCAAATAGAATAATTAGAGATTTGTTTCTAAACTCAACCAACTCATCAATATAAATTTGTTCGTTTAATGCACGAATAATCCAACGTGTTTCTTCACTTGGATATTCATCAAAGTCTGTTGTGTCAAAGAAATTATCTCCGAAGCCTGTTTTACCTGCGGCATAATCCCACAAGTACGTATTAAATTGTATTGTACCATTTTCTAAACCTATACGTGTCCAAATACTGTTGCCATCGTAACGATACATTTCCCATTTACCGTCACCGTTTGCCTCTACTGTAGCAATTGTTTTTATGTCTACGTTTAATTTTGCTAAGTCTGCATAAATTGCAACACTAACCGTTGATTTAGTATTATTATTATATTGTCCTACTGGATTAGTTGTTGGCAACCACCAGTTGACATATGTCCAATAGTCCGCTGTATCATAATATGTACCACTAGCAAATAAATATGTTGCATCTTGTCTTGTTTCTGAGATTGGATATTCAGCAAGAACTTTGTTTGCATATTCTAAATAATTTTCTAGTCCTAAGAATCTACTAAAAAAGAAACTTTGTCTTGGTCGTGCTAACACTCCTGACTGTACTGCTTTTGGCAAGTACGGATTAGGTACAACTTCACCTACTTCGTCAACACCTGACATAGAATCTAACAGACGATCATAAAGACCTTCTGGTCTGTTTGTCGAAGTTTGTGGACCAAACTTAGGTAGACCAGGTAAGAAATCATCTGGCTCGCCATCTTTAATTAAATTAAATTCTTGGTGTGAAGGATCATCATTGTTTCCTTCTGCAAAACCTATATGAAATATACTATCAGTTGTGTTTATATAAGATTGTGCATTATATAAAGCAAACGTATTTTGTAGTAAAGGTGTAAAATATGCAATACCTGATCTTGTTGGTTGACCGATATATCTTTGTATTGTACTATCACTTAATGTTTTGCCTATAGATGTTTCTACGACATTTGTGTTACGTACCCAAAAGTAGTAACAAGGTTGAACAGTATTAGATGCATTAATATCTGCTTCAACACTATATTGTGTAGTTGTTCTCGGTGTACCTGGTCCAGCATACTGTGCGGGTGGTCTAGTTGATTTGACCCATGTATAACATGCCACTTGAGATCCTGGGAATACTTGTCCCCAAAATCTAGCATTATATGATACATCATTTTGATGATAGTTTAACCACCTTACCATTGATGTGTCAAACCAAATATGTCCTATTTGATTTGTGCCCCAAGTTGCTCCTGAGTTAATTTCTCCAATTGCACTATTGTACATTGCAGGGTCTACACTATTAACATAATCAATATTTTCTCTGGCTGCGCCTAATAGTTTGCCTTGCATTGGATCCATATAATCTAAATTAATTAATGTATCGTTTGTTTCTGCACTATAGATTTGTGAATTTTGTATTCTGTTAATATCTACAATCGGTGCAGTTTGTCTATAAAGTACCCAGTCTTTAGCAGTGCCTGAGTTTTGGAACAATGTCATTTGTCCTTCTAAATCACCGACACTTAAATTAGGTGTACCAATAACAACTTGATTGTCAGTAAAGTCTAATGCGGTTGCATATTGAGGTTCAAAACCAAAAGTTTGTTCTTGGCTATTTAAATTTTGTGCGTATGCAAACTTGCCAGGGTCTGTGATTGATCCATTATAGTTTGCAAGATAGTCATACATGTAAAGTGCGCCTGCATTATCCCATGTATCTACCCAACGAGTTGCATTGTTATCAAAAATCGTATCGTTGTCTAAGTTTTCGTCATCAATAAAATCAAATGTTGTTCCCAAGAATCTAGTAGATACCGGAGCAGAAATTACTACTGAATCATGCTCATTAAATTTAATTGTGTTACCAAACAATGTTCTACTAACATTATGCGGAGCATTAATTGTTTGTGTTTCTGTATAAATGCTCAATCCTAATTCTGTAAATGTATCAGTGTCTGGTGCTTGTAATAATAGTTTTTCATTTATTAGTGATAAACTTGCATTAATAATTGAAATGATAAGTTTGCCATCGGATGCACTTGCAGTTATGTTTGTAATACCGTATTGATTAATAAGATTTGCAACACTAGTTGCAGTTCCACCGCTCGGTAACTCTACAAGATAACCATTAATTAATAATTTTCGATCAGTAGTAAGTGAGCAATCACTTGTACCTATTACAGTTCCGTATTTCCCACCACCATTAGTATATCTATAGACTGTTCCGTCTGTTTGATCTGCGCCATCTATTCTTATTTCACCCGGTGCGCCAATTAAAATTTCACTTCCGTATGAAGTCATATCAGAGTCGTAGCCCATAAATACACCAACTCTGTCATCTGCATATGATACCATTGTTTGTACCCATTGCATCCTACGAGTGCTGATTGTAATAATATCTCCTGCTCTGATGTCGCCGAAGTATCTAAAGTCTGATGTTCCACCACCGATACCATAGTTATTGTCATCAACAACTGTGCCATTGACTGAAACTAATAAAGGTTCTGTCTGTACTAAGACTGTAAATGAAACAGTGTCATCAGTAAAAGTTAGTGTAGTAGCACTTGATCTGCTTTCTTTTAATTTAAATGTACTACCTGTAATATCGGACAAATAATAAACTTGATTAGGTGTAATGCCTGTAGTACCATAGTTGCCACCTTCATTAAAGACTACTGGATCACCGTTACTATAACCAGTCATTGATGCGTTTGCTGTAATCACACTTGATGTTACATCACTCGCAGTTCTACCTAAGAACAATGTAGTCCATGCTAATGGATACTGTTGTGGCTGATTAGGTATCGCAGTGTATTGTGATTCTATGTTTTGTACTAAACGTGAGAATACAAAGTTGCTTCCCCAATTTGTTTTATTAGTTGGGGATTTTGTTTCAGGCGCGCCAATCGATATAGTGTCTCCATTGCTATCACAACTTACAGAGAAACCAAATTTATCCCCTGCTATTGCGTTAACTGGGGCGACTGTGCCATCGATATCATCTATCGCCTCATATGAAATTTGATTTGCTGTTCCAGTACCTGTACCTATGCCAGTTGCATTGAAAATAATACCTACTTTACCTTCTACTGCGCCAATGTCTTTCCATTGTTGGTCGGTCGTATTTCCTAAACTAGTAATTTCGTATGTTTCACCTATATTGAAATAACCTGCTGTTAAAGGTATGCGTTGTCTGTTATAAACTTGTACTGAATTATTACTAGGGTTACCTGCAAAGATATAATTTTGATCATTGCTAATTGCAAGACTTGTACCTGAACTAAATGATGAAGTAAAAGATTGCAGTGGTATAATATCATCTGATAATACAGAGTCATTTAAAGTATAAATTCTAAGTGTTGATGTAGTTGTTGTAGTCTCAGGCTCACTGATAACAAAAAGATTGTTAGAGTATGCGATTGCTGTACCGAATGATGCAGACTCTGTTATTCGATCTCCAGTGTCTTCATCAAATTGTTTTGATACAGGATTTAAGCCATATCGATAAACTTTACCTGCTTCTGAGTCACCGATTAAATAACCCATTCTAGGTGTATATGCTACTGAACTACCGAATTTTTCTCCGTCAGCACGATTTAAATTGTTTGTTAAACTATAGTTAATTGACTTACGATATACTCCCCAACCACCGTCACTTGCTTCATCTACCCAAACAGTATTTTTTGAAAACTCTGCTTCAAGTAAATCTAAATCTGCAATGTCTCCGGGTTTTTCTACACGTTGTTCAACAAATGACAATCCTAATCCTTGAGTAGGTATTATTGCAGAAGACGGTTCCAATTGCAAATTAATCATCACTTCTCTAGTATTAACGACTCTAGTTACAACATAATATCCGTTAATGTTTGGCCCAACACCAATAATTGATACTGGATCTAACTTTGATAAAGTATGCCTTTTACTAAATGTAATCGTAGTAGTGCTATCATTGTTTGGTTGAACTCGTGTAACTTGTGCAATTGGCTTAACTGAGTAAACTTTCCATTGCTCTTTGAAGTTAGCAATCCACATGTAATCTCTTACATAAAATTGACTAATTGGAATTTGTTTGCCGGCAATATTGACTGCTCTATTTGTTAATGAATTAAAATCATATGCAGCCATTTTAACGTCATTGTAGTTTACAAAACCTGCTGTTGGATAAAGACTTAATGGATCTTCACTTTTCAATGTAGATAAAATTTCAGGTCCGTCAATTGGTCTTGCATAGTTAAACAAATTGTGTACTGATACTTCTTGTTGAGATCCTATTGTAGGCGTACCTTCTGTTATAGATACTATACCCGGATTACCTGTTAATTTTGCTTGATCTAATCTAAAGTCAACAAAGTTACTGTTTAGTGTTCCACCGAACTGTCCAGATAGAATAGCCCAGTTTTCATAAACATCATAATCAATTCCACCTGTCGGTAGTTGTGTTCCCTTAAAGGCTGATACTGCATTTACTGTACCTTTTGATTTAATTAAATTTTTATAAACATTTACTTGAGTAATATCTGATAGATTTACACTTGCCAAATAATCTCTAGGTCTAAATCCGATAAGAGAGAACGACAATTGATCTGCATCATTTTCTAAGTTTGCTTTTGTACTATTATAATACAGTGTACTTTCATAAGAACGTGTTGCAGAGTTAGGTAATAAACCTTTTTGTATGTCATTGTAGTCTGTTTCTACCCAATCAACTTCTATAAACTTATCATTTGGTTGAATTGTTTTGTTTGCGATAAAGAATTTATTCTTATATCTGACTATCTCGCCTTTTGCATATTTGTATGCAGTTTGCCATTCTTTAATATTGTCTTGGTTAAGAATAAATCCAGATGCATTAACTGTTCCATTCCATTCAGCAGTTTTAGTACCTCGTAGATAAATTCTATTTTGTCTTAACCCTGTAATTAAGTTATAAATGACATCATTAAAAACTGTGTTATTATCAAACACAATACCATGTTCAATACTGCTCATATTGAATTGACCATATCCCATAGTATCACCAACATTTAAGGTTTTTACTTGGAACTTAGTGTCTAATCTTTCTATTGATAAATCTTTAGTTGAAATAGGATATAAGTTTTGATTTAATAAAAAGTTATCTTGTTCAATTGTTAATGGTTGAACTATATCACTATCTTTTTCAATCTTTAAATCTTGTGCTGCCGGGTTAACTGTTAGTAACGATCCGTTTTCCCAATTGAATTGTGTCCAATAGAGATATTCTCTGATCATTGTGTTCCAATTTATCTCTGCGCCATTTTCAATTAAATCAAACTTCATGCCTTTACGTTTTAACCATGAACCGTAACTTGCTAAAAATTGTGAAAGGGCTTGATACGTGTAAAACTGTGTACCATAAGGAACAATCTTTTCATCTGTTTTAGTACTAGTATAGTCATTTGCAATCTTAACTGTATAGGAATCTACTTCAATTGTATTCGTATTTCCATTACCTATAGGAGTATCAGTTGTAAAATAGGCTTGATCTTGTGAACTACCAAATACTTTCCAACCATTTTGTACAATTTGAATTGTAACATTTGAAAATTTAATTTGATCATTGGGTTGATTGTCATGTAACAACACAGAATAACTTTCATCTGGTATTAACAATGATGAATTATCAGAGTTAGGTGTTGCTTTTTCAACAAAGAATTTTAATAATGTTTTATCACTAAAACCTGCAAGTCTATAAATTAAACGAACATCTAAGTTGTTTAATAAAGTTGTAATTTCTGTAGTTGCATCAACACCCTGTTGTTTTTCATAATCAACAATCCAGTTTATGTAACTTGTTTTTGCTGTTCCGTCGCCGTAGATGTCAATAGCACCAATATCTAAATGACTTCTATCATTTACTAGATATTGTTTGAATTCTGTGTTATACTTATAATTGTCTAAATCTGATCCCAAGTTAAAAAACTCAGCAGGCTTAGTTAATGCAAATATTCGCATCAAGTCAAATGGATACGATGAACTTCTTCTGTATGAGAATTCAGCAGGAGCATCATCTCCTACTTTCCAATCACGTTGCAATGTATTAGAATCATATGCACCTATTAATGCATCAAATGGAGATAACAAATCACCATGTTCATCAACAGGAATAATTTTATTTAAATCTGGTCGTTTTAATTGATCAATAGTTATACTAGTTGTTCCACCTGTATTGTAGATAATACCTGCTTCGATGTCTCCCCACATAATTCCGTTTTCACTAGTATATGGGGCAGGGCCATAACGACTAGTCCACCAAGATGGCATTTCTGTAAAGCCTAACATCTCCCATGGTGCTATGTCTGGCTGAGATGTACCATAAAAGTATTCATACACTCCTCTCCAATAACCTTGATCGATTGGTGTGCCAGTTAATTTATTTCCTGACTGATAATAGTTCCAACTAAACTCATTACCTTTTGTAAAACCAGATTGAGTTTTATAATCGATTCTGTTTTGTCCAGCCCAGTTTAAAAACTGTGAACTGTAAATTTTTAAATAATCTTCAGTTGAATATGTTGACTCTCTAAAGAATCCAGGTAACACTTCGTAACGTTCAATAGGAACAAGTGTGCTTAATTTAATATTATTATAAATTCTAGTTTCAAATTCTAATAATGCTTGATCTCTAAAGTCAGTTAATCCTGTTGAAGGTGAATATTCAAGTGTATACAAAGATGTATACGATCCGTCATGTCCTCTCAACATATATGTTGGCGTTTGATAGTTTGGATCTAATACGATTTCAGGTTTCCATCTAGGATACATACCTAACTTACTAGGTGTATTAGGTACAAAGTTACCGTATGTTTGATTGTATTCTTTGATAGTAACAACATCACCTGCTTGTAAATCTTCTGTTACTGTTAGTGAAGGTGAAGTTGTCGATACAACATAATCTACATCTCTGATTAATTGAGTAGTCTTTGTTACACCACTAGTTGTTCTTGTGATATAAACTAAAACTCCTTTATAGTTTGCTTCTGTAAAGTCATACGTTTGGGCTAGAGGGTAAATAGACTCTTGCAATGCGTTTGCAAATGTATATGTGTTTGTTTTATATGGCGCTTGTGATGGTAACATGTCTGACCAAAAGAAAGAATCTCCTTCTGATTTTGCTGATACCAATTGCTCTAATGCTGTATCTAAAATATAACTAGGTTCAAATCTTTGTTCCCAATTAATATCATTTACAATCTTTACAAGTTGTTGTTTGTATTTTATATACTGTTCAGAATTATATTGCAATGCATTAAACAAGTTGTGTTCTGACTTACGCAAAAACACACTCGGTAATACTAATGATGCAGAGTTTTGAATGATCTTTGTACCATATGGAACTAAGTTACCCAAGTCTCTTAAATTGTTAGAGCCAAATATTGTTCCAGTTGAATTAGGATTATTAATAAAGATATCTTGGTACTGTGATCTAATGTCACCGATGTCTGCAAGTTGTAAATCTGTGTTAAAAGGATTATTGCTTAAGTTTATAGGTATGCTATAATAAGCAGTATCAGATGTTTGATTACTTAGTATTAAAATTTGTACTGGTGTATCTACTGTTGGTGCAGTATTTAATTTAATCTTTGTTGCATCATTTGTTTCAGTAACTGTATATGTAGATTCTAATTGATATATGTTGTTTACATATACTTGTATACGCGGCCATGAATCGTCTGTTTGTGAAATTACAGCAACGTCACACGTAAATTCGGCTGCGGACCCTTTATCATATTCTAGTTCAAATATTTGATATTGAACTGAGGGGGCAAGTGCTGTTTGCCAGCCCAACTCACGTGTTTTTTCTGTACGTGTAGAATAATTGTACACGTAACCTGTATTAACCTTTTCGGTTTCTGGATTTGTTCCGCTGACATATGAGAATGAATCAACATTAAGAGAACAATCGAAACTAATATCACCCACATTGTCTACTGCTGAGTATCGTAACGGGAAACCTAAGATTGCATCATTAATTCCAGTTCCTTTACCATAAGCAAATAATTTGTTACCTAAAAATGATGTACCTTGATAGACTGTAGTGTCTCCGAATGATACTCCGTTTTTGTCAAAGATATCAAACTTTGGTGCCTGATTGACTGTAAGTTTTTGTTGTGCTTCTTCCCAAACAGTCCCATCAAACCAAAAAGTAGAACCTTGATAATTATATCCTCTTACTGCTACTGTTTGATCATCTGTTGAACACAAGGCATCTTCTGCTTCAGTTAAAGTTATGACCGGAGAAGACCCAAATGTAATTGTTGAAAAGCCGACAACATAAATTTTGTTTCTAACTTCTAAATTTGTATCTGCTGTAAAGACAACTCTTGCACCAGAGAACAATTCATAATTGTTTACTGTTGTATCACTTCCTACGATTGATACATTTGTTTGTCCAACTATAGTAGATGATGCAAACTCAACTGTTAAAACAGTATTGGTGCCGACTATTTCGATATTTGTAATTTGTGTATTGTTGGGCAAAGCAAAATTAGAATCTGTTACATACATATTAACATCGAATGACGTATAAATGTCTGTTGTAGGAATAGTAATTGTTGTACTTGTGCCTGTTACACCTGCAATTGTAGCAGTGTAACTTGTATATGTTTCTATATCAGGATAGTATTGTTGCTTGTTTGCAACTTGATCAAATGCATTTGTTGTTCTTGTATCAATAAAATCTACAGGTGCTTTTGCAATTGTTCCTGCATCAAATAATTTTAAGTTTGGATAAAACTCAATAATCGGACGTTTTGCTTTTGCATTACCTGTAGCATAAGTTGTTACAATAGATGGGTCTTTATTGTAATCAGCAGTCGCATTAATAACATCAATATGGAACCATCTGTTAGAACGTGACCATGCATTTCTATTAATAGAATTTCTACTAATTGTAATATAATCTTGGTTTACAGGAATAAACAACTCTGTATCAAAGTTACCAATCGAATATGGTAGTGAGTCATAAGGAATATAATTTGTTCCTGTAAAATCTTCTGGTACTGTTAAGTCTGTAGTCGGAATCAAATTAATAGATTCTCCGACACCCTGAACATAATATTCACCTGTCAAATAATTTGAAGGAATAACATCTCCGTCAAATTCTACTTTTAATCCGTTTGTAAAAACTACGCCATTAGTAGATGTAAATGTTTTTTGACCTATAATATCTTCATCGATATCTAAAGTATTTGTTAAGTTACTTTCAATTAATTTAATTTGCCCAACTTTATTTGCATTTGTACCGTCTTGGTAGTATAATGTGTCTAATAATGCTGAAAGATAAGGTACTCTTGTAATTTCACCTGCTAATGATCTATAAAAGTCTAAGCCAATAAATTCTGTACCAAATTGAGCAGTAATCTTTTCCTCGGTTGGTATCACTCCACCGGGAATTAAACGAATTGTCGGATCTGATGAGTCACCTACATATGTAATTGTATAAAAGTTTTCATTAACATTTGTATAAAAGCCTTCTTCCCATAAACCTTCGTTGATATTTGCTACCATTGAGCCTGTTTCAGCAACTAATGATAAAGTTGGGCCGTTTAATGTTAATGAAATTGTAAATGATGTTGAATCAATAATATCTTTTATATAATAAATTGTATCAACGTCTAGTCCGCCAAGTAAAGGATCACTGTTAGGCACTGCTGTAAACGTTACAGTTTGATTAGCAACTAGGTCTGATGTAGTGCCAGATGATAACTTAAGTTGTGATGTTGTTGTCTCGTCAATTGATAAGGTTACAGGAGCAACGATTTCAGGAGATGTTAAATTAACATCATAGTTTGCACCACTTTCATCAAAGAAAGATTGTACGAATCCTATTTCATTTGGTTCTTCTGTTTGATAGAACATAACAGTAAGACCTTCCAATGAAGTTACACCGTCAATGTTTCCTACTTGACTAACTGTTAATCCGTTGACTTCTGAAAATAGTTTTGTACTTACAACACTTACTGTGTTTTCTCCGGGGAATAAAAAATCATTTTGTGCTTCTCTGCTCGGAACAGTAAATGTTACATAACCTGTACTTGCGCCGTTGTTATTGACACCTAATACATCTCTAGTATTCTGTGCACCGTCTAAGCCAGTTGTTCCTGGTACCCCTTGTATCCAAAATTGAGTTTCTTGGTTAACTGCAAATCTATAAGACCCGCCACGTAGCAATGTTAGAGTAGGATTGAGAGAACCTGATGCCGCACCTAATGCTTTAATACTATATGCATTTGATGTATCAGTTACAATGTAATCAGATTCTGAGAATACCGTAGCACTAGCAACAGTGACTGCTGGAGGCCCTTCTGGTATCCAATAGTATTGATTAAAGTTTATTAATTTATCTAGGTCTGTAAAAGAGTCCCATGAATAAAATTGACTGTTAAACAAACGAGAATTGTCTAGTGTTACACCACCTTTAAGTTGCAGTGCATCGATAAGTTCAGGATAAGTTAAAAAGTCTTTAGCAGTAGATTGATTTGTATTTAAAAATGCAGTACCGGGTGCTAATTGATAATCTGTTCTTGTTTTGTTTGGTTCAGTTACATAATAATCTTTTGCATTAACACCGTATCCAAACTTACTTCCAACATACCCTTGCAACGTTTCTGTTTTGGGTTCGTTGACTAATTGATCTAGTGTTGCTCCTAAGAACTGGGCATTGGTAGAGGTTTTAAATATCTCAGGTAAAAACTCTAATGTTCTGATCTTTGCCATATTTTATTTACAACCTTATGACTGCATTGTTGCAGGAGTTAATGCGGGTACGATTACAATGTCTTCTGTAGTAGCCGCGTTTACAAATATTTCGTATGGTCTACATTTAATTTCATATAAATCACCAAATAATTTTTCTGGATCATCTGAAACAAGTATAACCGAACTCACTAGTTCTCCTATTTGTTCATGTAGATACGCACTTAATTCTGAGAAGAAGAAAGTATCGCCAAAGTTCCAATTGTTAATATCAAAATAACTATCCATTGCCGCTAATACAGAACTTCTAATTTCACTGTTAGATGCATTTGTCGATTGTGATTTTACCACTTTAATAGTTGCTCTTAATGCTTGATCTGCTTTCGCTCCAAACAACGGTTTAAACGTAACACTATTTAATATAACTGAATCCGACAACATTTTATAATCTTGCACTAATGGATATGCAGTATTCAATTCATCAAGTGTTGGTTGATTGGGTTGTTTAACTGTATTTGTCGTGTCTTTAATATAATTATTAAATGCAGTATAATATGCTTGTGTCACTAAGTATAAATCAATAATGTTTGTTGTTGCTGGATCAATACGAGTAGTGTTATTAGCATTATGTCTATATTGATAATCTAATCCTTGTCTGCCTGACTTAACAGAATAATCCAACTGTGCAGTCATAATATAATTAGGTGTTGTTATAGTAGGATCTTGCACTGACTTATAAAATTTGTTGTCAGTATATGCATAAAATAATTGTCCTACAGGAAATTCATATTTTACAATTTCGATTTGATTTTTAGTACCATATGTATAAATGACATCTGTGCTGGGCACAATTAATTGTCTGGTTAAATTAACAGGATCAGTAACTGTTCTAAAGAATACATATACACCTATGTTTGCACCGTTGTTTACAAAACCCGTAATATCATTAAAGAAGTCTGGGTCTAATATTAATTGACCGTTATTAACATCTGTAGCGGCTACTTCGACTTGAAAGTCATTTACATAACCATCTGATTCAACAGTTTGTCCTAAAATATTAACTTTAGTATCTGCACCTAATGCATTTGCAGTGTTAAACACTGTATTAATACCCAACATGTTGATAAAGTCTTGTATGATTTTGCCAGTGAACGGGTCATATACTAATTCATCTTTACTATAGGTAAATCTTGTATCAGCAACACTACCAAAATAGTATGTTAATGTTTTATAAGTTACTGTATAACGATTGTTTCCTAAACTAGTAAACTTAACAAAGTAGTTTGCATTTGATGCCGATCCGATTGACCAACGTTCTTGGTTAATCAACAACGAGTTATTAAAAATTAAAGTAAAATCTTGTTGTAATTCTATCTTAAGAATTGCTTCTTGTATTACTTCAGATGATAACGAGTTATCAAATACTGGAATAATTTCTGTAAGTAAAACTCCGTTAGGTATATAACCATTTACTGTTACTGGTCCCTTACCGTTTGCAAATGTTCCTTCTCCGTTATTGTTACCATCGCCAACAACATTTAATATTGTTGACCATATATAATTTTTTTCTCCGCCAGTTGGGACACCTGCAACTAAACGATTGTCTGCATCAAAATAGTATCCTGTTGGTGCATCAAATTTTAATAATGCTCCTTGAGTTGCATACTTTGCATTAGTCGTTGTAAATGTTCCTATAGGTTGCGGTTGTTCTATTGTTCCGTTGAGTGAATAAAAATAACCAGATTCACTTGACGAATCTACTGAACTTGTTTTCCAATATAGAGTATTACCGCCGCCTGTTCCTGGATATGCATAACGTGTATAATTTTGTATGTAGTACTGGTTAGCACGATTCAATGCAAGTACTGATGCTAAATCATCAGTGAAGAATTGAATGATGTCTGATGTGTTGTTCACTTGCAATGTTAAGAAACCGTCTCCAGACTCTTGGTACAACGCACCGTCATCTCCAAATGAGTTTGTACTAGAATATTTTCCAGTTGGATCAAGTAAATCTAAATTTTTAGATACTCCGATAGAACTTCTATTAATTGCTTTTGATTTAACAATAGAGTTATAGAGAGTATAAGGGAAGTTTGTATAGTCTTCTCCGTTAACCATACGATTTTGTGTATAATATCTTGTTGGTGCCCTTTGTTTGATTGCTGAGATAGGTTCTCTTGCTTGAGCATTTGATACTACAACAGGCAATGAAAAGGTCAATGACATAGTTTGTGTACTACCTACTCTGTCAACATACACAATAGAAACACTAACACCGTTCATTTCAGAAGGGTCAATAGTATATGTCAATGCATTGCTTGATCTTACATATGCTCTAAAGTTACCTACGGGCATTTCTGAAAATACACCGTCACCAAACACATATGTAACTTGATCATTTACACGTGAGTTTACAGAAAAGATTTTCTTATCACTTGATTCTGTTTGTAGGTATGCATCTGCATAAACATTTTCTACTTGTTTCCATGAACCTAATGTGTTATCTGCACTTACTTGATATAACCAAGTATCTGTCTCGTTAACACCCACAACATCGACATTAATTGTTTGGTTTGAAATTTGTTGTTGAAAGTCAAAATTAAAAGGTGTTAATGATCCTTGTTTAAAGAAAAACATAAACCCTGTGTTAGGACTACCAAAACCTAATTTATCGTTCCTGTATAACATATTAAGTTTATTAGTCGGTGCAGGTGGAATCTCGTAAATATAATTTTCATCTAGTGAAGTTGCACTTACTAGTTCAAAGTTCATGCCTTGACCGTCAACCTGTGATGTAAACGGTACAATTGGCATCGTACCTTCAGGTAATCTTACTCCATATTCACTTGTTGTTACACCTAAAATTTCAGATGCATTTCCCGGTCTACCTATTCTTTGTGAATCTACCATCGCCGCATTGAATACAGCATTCATTTGATCTAACCAATTACTGTTAGATGGGTCGTTCCAACTAATCGGTGTATTACTTAAATTAACACCATTTGCATCTCTAACATTTTCAGTTGTTCTAACTGTTGTTACTTTTAAAAAACCAGATGCACAAGAATTTCTTTTAGGTGTGTAGCCAACTAAGTCTGCTAATTTTACTACAGAGTCTCTGCGTTCGGCCGTGTCAATGAAATTTTCACGTGTGTTTAAATCGTTTCTAAAAGCAAGACCTTGACCCATAAAAGCCATAACATCAAGTAAAGCAATATATTCTGAACTTTCAATATAGTCGTTGAATTTTTCAGGATAATAGAGTCTAATATAATCAATAAAACTTTTTCTTAAAGTCTCATAATCATATGATCGGAAGTCTGCCTCACGAAAGGTTTGGTAGATTGCTTTCCAATCATTTACTCCAAAGAGTCCTGATTGCCTTGAACTTGTAGCCATAGTTTTTCCCTGTTTCAAGTATTTATCTTTATGGAAAAACCGAGTTTTTTTATGCTACTGTGGCTGTATTTGTCTGAGAATCAAAGAATAATGCTATATCTCCGGCATTATTGTATGGAGTGATAGATAATTGAACTTCTATTAATATTCCATTTTCTCTAGGATATGCTTGGATTGTATTGATTATAAGACGGGGATCTAATCCAGCAACTCGTCTAACTTCATTTTGTATCGCAGTTTGAATATCACTTGTGTTGGGTTCAAAAATAAAGTCCCATAATGTAGTGCCATAATTGGGTTTGCCTACCTTTTCCCCGCGTCTAATATTAAGTGCATTAACTAAATCTTGTATAACAAGTTGTTCATCAGTTAATCTAAATTTTTTACCAAAGATAATAGGATTAGTTATGCCGTTTGCTTGTCCATCAATAGCCGGCACAGGATTAACCGTTCGTGCTTTGTCTGCGTTTATTGTTGAAAATCCTACATAAGTTGCCATAATACTATTTATATCCTATTTCTTTTTCCATTCAAGGGAGAGATCATCATAGTACCATGTAAGATTGCCGCCGCCATAATATGGTCCTACATCAACTCCTATGTTTTCGTTTATCGTAATTATTCCGTAATTTGTATAAACGCCGCCTTCTTGTCCTATACCCGGATCAGCATTACCTCCACCGATTACACTTTCGACTGTGTTGTCTGGAGCCGGATAACCTGCTATAACAGGTTTATAATCAGTCGAGTAAGGATCAGATTGGTATTGAGTTTTATCATTAGAAACATATGTTTTTGCAACAGTTGCTAGTATGTTTGAATATGTGTTGAGATCATTACTTCCCAAAGTTACAATATTTGGATCAACACCGGACGCTATTTGACTATCTAGTCCATAAGTATTGGTTGGAGTGTCGGTCCCTTGAGTAGTACCCAATTCACCGGTGCCTCCTCCTTCAACGACAGCAAAAGAATCGGCAGTATTACCACCAGACGAAGAATAATCTAATAAATTTTCTATATCACTAAACGGATTTGTTTCTGGTTGAATTGTTAGGTCTACACTAACAGTGTTAAATTGTTCTTGTGCGGCTTTAACTTTTTGTACTAATGTCGTATAGGTAGTCGAAGATGCGGCTTGTTGATATGCCGCTTCTGCCGCCGCAATTTCTGGTGACCCTGCAGGGAAGTTTGATTGTGCTTCAAATAGTGCCGATTTTTTCTTAGCAATTCCCTTAGATAGCACACTTAGTTGTTGTATGTCTTTTGACAATGTTTTCTTTAATTGTGTTATAGAGTTAATAGCACTAAGTGTACCTGAGGGTATTTCACCCAATAAGTTAGGTTTAGGCACAATATCATCTAACACAGAATCTATTAAGTTTGTAATACTAGATCGATCATATGTATTGATTGCAACAACAGGTAATTTAATAGTTGAGCCGCCCCCGGCAGTTAACGATGACAATGCAGATTGTAATGCGGCAGTTGTTCCTGGACTCAATGCACTACTTAGAGCGCCGGCTACTTTACCTGTTAACTGATCTGTCATTGCACCGGCCGCATCTTTGATACTTCCTAAGCCAGATGCTCCTTCAAATGCTATATTACCTGCATCAATGCCGGCAAATGCTTCTCCGCCTAAATCTGCTAATGCATTTGTTACCTTGCCTAGTCCGTCTGATAATGGATTAACTGCTCCTATCGCATTGTTTACTATAGAGCCAGCGAGGCTTTGTCCACCTGGCAGTTGACTTACACCCGATGCTATTGCTCCTGATATTTTTGAAGATGTTCCTGTTTGTACGTTTAATGCCGCGGCTTGTAATAATCCCTGTTGTGTTAAAGTTGTTGGGTCACCTGCAATTGCACTTATATCATTTACCGCAGAGTTAATGGCTGCTACTGCTCCCGGATCACCACTGGCTGCTATTTGTGCGGCTGCACCTGATGCTGTAGTTAATGCGCCAGAGAATGTATCTATTCCGGCGCTTCCGGCTCCAACTGCGGCTGCAAGACCAGAACTAATCGAGTCAGTATTTACTAAATCTAATCCAGTCATACCTGCACTTGCGCCTGCTACTGCGGCCGCGGCTGCACCGGCTGTTGCTGCCAAATCAATAGGGCTATTAGCAGGTAAAACAGGGAATGAATTTACAATAGACTTGAATGATGATGCCGCCGCACCAATATTTAAATCTGCGCCTACGCCCGGTAAATTAAGTCCACTAGTATTAAGTGTATCTAATGCTGATATAATACCACCCGTTCCACCCGAAAGTTCAGATGCCAGCATTGCTGATGCTCCGGTTTTCATGCTCTTTAACACTTGACTTGCTGATGCGGGTATATTATCATTTGATCCAATAGATTTCGTAATTATAGTTGATACATTCTTCACATTATTTGTTAGATTTCCTTTATCACTCAGTGTTGACATTGTACCCTGTACTATAGCACCTACTCCACCAGGTGATTCATTACCTGTCATTGCTCCTAATGTCTGTAATGATTTTTGTCCTTTCTGCATTACTTGTACAGCCGACTTTGCTTGTGCTCCTGATGAGTTTGTGAATTGTTCTAATGAGTTAACTCCTGCTTTTCCGGAAAATATTGATGCCGGCATAACTGAAGATAAAGTAGCAGTTTTAATTGGATTAGACACCCCTGGTATGGCATTTTCTTCGTTTGTCTTGCTTCCTATATCTCCTGCATTGGCTGAAATTAAGGTATTAACCATAGTATCTGCGCCCGGTTTAAGAATTCCACCTTGAGCCATTTGTGATGGAGTTTGACCAAATAGACCTACGGCTGCCGTTGTTGCAGTTCCAATAGCATTATTAGTCATATTAGTAAGTGTTCCGCCGAGTGACACGGCGCTTGATCCTAGATCATCAATTGTATTTGATAGTGCACCGGACAACATTTGAGATGTTGCATTTTTATCTAATGCTTTACTAATTCCGCTTACTTCACTAATTGATGCGGCAGTTGCAGGATTTGGTAGACTTGTAGGTCCTCCTAAATCTCCTGCTAATGCTGAATTTAAATCTGCTATTGTATCTGTTGGGCTTGTAGGAAGTGCGCCGGTTGCCGATGGGTCTACTTGTACATCTGCTCCTTGGTTCGCATTCATCCAAGGCATATGGGCAGGGGCACGTGAAGTAATGCTTGGGAGTTTTGCTAGTGCGGCAGCCCAACCTTTAGTATCGTCAAATAAAGTATCTGGATGCATAATAACTTCTATGGGTTCGACTACATCAGGAGACAAACTGGCTGCTCCGTCATTTAAATGTATTTTTGTTCCTTCATTAAATATTTCTGCATCAGATTTTATTCCTACTTGACCAATTGCTTCTATTGCAAGAGCCGCATCTGCTTTTATTTTTAAATCTTGTATTGCATAAAGACTATAATCTTCTCCTACTCTTTGTTTAAATTCTTTATCTGCATTTAAATAGGTATTTTCAGATGAATTTATGTTTACATTTTTTGCACTTAAGTTAAGTGTTTCGTCTGCATGTAAATTAAGATCACCTTGTGTACGAATGTTAACAGAGTTTGTACTAAAGACATCTACTGTTCCTTCTTTACCTAATTCAATATATGATTGTCCATTTGAGTGTAGGATAGATAACATCTGCCCGTCATCACTCATTAATATTTGATGTCCTAATGATGTACGTAATCTAATTAATTGATCTCTACCAATAATGTCTCCGTCATCCATAACAAGTGAGTGTCCACCACGTCTTGTTACTACTCTAAAGTCTTCAGGTTCATCTCCTAATTTACTAGGAATATCTTCATCTGTGGCTCCGCCTAAATAAACAGGTCTGCCCGGAGTACTCACACCCCAACCTACTCTACTTGATGCTTCTCTTGTTGCACTTGAGCCAATTGGTCCTCTATACTTGTCTCTGAGAACTCCTTGTTGTTGCATAATAGATGCAGTAAAACTATGGACAGGCTTTGCATCTTTTAGATAATTAACACTATTAGCAACATCTTTATTATTTGTATTAATATTGGTCGTAGGTAATCTAGTGGCGCCACCATATGATTGTGCTTCGCCTTCATTAAGAGTTACATTTTCAAATGCACCAATTGCCGGAATCATTGATAATGTTTCTGGTTTGGGTATTGTACCTATATAAAATCCATAATTGGGATCACCATTAACAAATATACAAATGACTTGTGTTTCTTTGTCCGGTGGTGCATTCCATTGTCCATAAGAACTAGGGTTTTGAGTATATGATCCATAGTCTCCTGTCTCGTCAGGACCTATAGGTGCTGTTTGCCCTGCAAATGTTGCTAACCTACCTACCCACAGCCAATTATCAGAATTGTATGCATTTTTATTAAGATTTTCAGAAGGATAAACTGCAATTCGTCCTTGGTGTGTAGGATCTACTGTACTCATTACTGTACAAATAATAGGTACTTGAATTACAGAGGCTACTCCCGCGCCAGGTTGATTCTTTTTTAATTTCCCTCTGGGTTTAAAAACATCAATAGCCATTATGTATCACCGTTTCCTTCTTCGTTTTCTTCTTGACCACTACCTTGTTCTTGTGCTCCTGCTTCTTCTCCTGTTGTTGCTTCTTCTTCAGGGTCAGCAAATGTATTAATTGCACAAGATAAATCTTGTGTAAATTTTCCTTCACTAAACGTACTATCTATAGTTATAATTTTATAACTTACTCCTTTAATTGTGTTTTCTAGCGCCGTCGGATATCTAAAAAATAAAATAGAATCATTGAGATCCATTACACCTGTTTCGCCATTGTAATCTATTGCTTCTTTAAAGTCAATTTCAATAAAGACTTGACCGCCATTTGCAGTTACTCTAAATCCATCGTCTCCGTAAAATCTTTGATAAACTTGATCAGGGCTACCTCGATGTTCTTGTACTAAAAAGTCTGGATCTCCTAATATCTTAATTTTTGCAGTAGCATATGAATCAGGAGAATACAAACTTGTTACATATTCATTTTGTGATGATCTTCCCCCACCTACAGCATTTAGTGTGGGCATAGATGTATTTTTGTTTGTTGCAACAGGAGTTTGTGCGCCGCCACCAGAGCCTCTACCTTTTTGATCGTTGTCTTCATTATTTAAATTTGCATTTCCTAATACTTCATTGTAAAATAAATTATCTAACTTTTGTGAATATTCTAAAATTTCTCTATTTTCTCCAGACCACCAATATTCATATCTTTTATGAGGACCATAATAATCTGTCGATGGATTAGTAACACTCGTAGTAATGATAGGTGTTTCATATTTTTCTATTCTAAAAATAGTTTGGTATGCCCAATCAACCACGATACTATCCCATTTGGCTTTTTGAATAACCGGTGTTACTTTATACCAAGCAACTTTTGTATTACTACCCGGATCTTCTTGAGGTTGTTCTCCTGTTGTCAAATTAGGAGTGGCCTGACTTTTATAAATGGCTTTTAATGCGTCATACATATAACCACTACCCTTAAGAACTTCGTCAAAGATTTCTATAAATGTAGTATCGCCATTAAATATTATTTTTCTATGTGCATCGTCTGGTACTGCTGTCGCGGATTCAGCATCGTTTGCTTCAGATGTGTTTAATGCGCCGCCGTCTGGTCCACACCATTTGCTTTTGTCTGTATCAGTAGGTAAAATAAGTCTAGCATCTTTAATAGCATCTACGCCATCTCCTATATACTCTATAGAATAAACATTTGCAAACTCTGCTTCCCCGTCCTGAACTTTTTGTGCTTCTATATTATTAATTTGTGTGAATAAGCCTTTACCAGGTATATCATTGCCATTAGCATCTTGTGATCCGCCTCTCATAGCCTGATCAAATGTTTGACCAGAAATTGTTTTAGTTGAATCTATTCTACCTCTTTTTACACCGAATGCTTTTCCGGGAGATAATGCTACACCTGACAATGCATATCTTGTTGCACCACCTTCAATTGAAAATTTAATACCCGTAATACTAATATCATAGTATGTTTGAAATATAGAATTACCACTCGCATTTGCATCTAATACATCTCCTTCAAAATCTTCTTCGCCGGATATTAAATCACCATTTTCATTATAACCCAAAAACTTAACACCTATGATAAAAAACTGTCTGCTTGGGTTTTCAACTACACCGTTGCCTGAATATCCTGTTTCATTATAATATGATTGTAATTGATCACTTGCTCTTTTTAATTTTGTGTTAAAAGAAAACCCGTATGGTTCTATAATATCAAATGTCACAGAATAAGTATTAGTAGAAGATTGAGTGGCTTCACCATTAATTGCTTGTTTTAATCTGAAATTATCTATATAATAATCTAAATCAAAGCCCGGTGCTCTTTGAGATTGATCATTATTAATTCCACCTGACTGTGCAATTAAATATGCACCACCTGTGTTAGTTTGACCAGTTGCTTCTTGTAATGCATTAATTGATCTTCTACCCGTTGCATTAAAAGCATCATATGCATCCGGAGTAATCATATACAAACTTAGTTGATATGTATAAGAAGATAAGGCTCCTAAAGGATTCTTTAATCTTCTTCCTGGTGCATCAGTTGGACTAGGCATTAAATGCTCAATACCTTTTTAAGAGTATCCATAGTAGGAACAAATATTTGTGCTCCTGATGTAAAATTAAAATATGGATCAGGTCCTAATAAATTAGGATTCCGGGCCGCAAACACCCACCATAAACGTGAATCATTGTATAAATGTTGTGCTAACATGTCAGGTCTAAATTCATATTGCGGCGTAATAGTAAAAGATGCATCTGATTGCAATCTAGGTATATTTGGATACGGTTCCATGATGCCTAAATATGTGCCATCAGTAATTTCTGTTCTATTATATGGACTTGTTGGTGGATATAGATTATTAGAAGCCATTACCAAACTCCCGGTTTATTGTTTTGTGATCCACGCAATAATTTTCCTGTTGCGTATTCTTTAACACTAAAGTCATTACTAATAGTATTTCTACTAACAACTGGAACACATGTTATTGTCATTGTAATTTTTGTCGGTACATATGTGATTGCTTGATCTGTTTGTGCTTCAAACGTTGCAGGTGGTCTATTTCCACCTGGTTCTAATTGACCGCCTATCAATGATAAATTTGATGTTCCGGATGCATCGTCAGAATTTGTTGCTCTAATATAGTCAACATTGTTGGGTAAGTTATATGTAAAATTAGTAACAGCAACCGGATGATTATCTAATTGAAATGCTCCCAAGCCAAAAAGAAATCCTAATGGGGGAGGTGTTCCGTTAGTTGGATTCTGATCTTGACCATAAAACATTTTAGTCATTGATTTAAAGAAGTGAATAGATGCCAATAGATAGTTTGCTTCAAATGTATCTTGTGCTGTAAAATCAGCAGTAACCGTGACTTGCTCTACTGAACTATTCATGTATTGTTGAATTCTATAGTTTGTGTGAGTAGGCAGTACACCGTCATAGTTTGCCATGTATGATGTTGCAACTTGCGGAGTGTATGGGAAAACAACGCCATCTGTTTTTACAAGGGGTGCAAGAATCCCAGGTACGTTTGCTTTGTATAGATAGTTTGCTGTAGGAGCCAAAGACATGCGTACTCTCCAATCGGCAAGTCTAATATCTGCGGCTGAATCTTCTTGTGTTTCTCCAGGTGTATCTGGCATGTATATTTTCTCCGAATATTTCCCAAGACTTACCTATTTGTATAAATAGTAGTCTTACATGATATATTTATCTATTACAAAAACCACTAAATTTTACCCGTTCGACTTGCATTTGGTTAACAAGTCTTGTAGAATAGATATATCGACTCCATACTTGTCGAACTAATTAAACTAGAGGATTATTAATGCCAGCACCGCGTAAAACAACGAATTACCTTAACAATAAGGACATACTAAAAGAAATTCACAAAAGCAAGACATCTTATTGCTACTTCACTAAGAAAGATTATCATCAATATGATTTAATCACTGACCTCGATCTTGCTACTGAAGGGCAAAGCGGTATAGAAAAGAGTTTAACATGGGCACTTAAGCCTGAACAGATTCAACAAGCAAAAGAAAACAAAGCCGCTAGACTCTCAGCAGAGCAAGGGTTAACTGGTAAAAACAAAATTGACCCTGCAACTATTGAGACTGACGGTTTAATGTTTAGAGTTATGACTTGGGATCATATTCCTGTTGCTCAGAAACAGCCTAGAAAAGTTGTTAAGAAAAAGAAAGCAGTTGACATTATTGATTTTGAAGAAGATTTAAGTGCAAACCAAGATTTGTTTGCAGATATCGAAGACAAAAAAACTAAGAAAGAAGTACAAGACTTAGTTCACGTAAAAGTTAATTTCCCTCCCTTTCAACACTTTCGTTTAGATGCTGAAACAATGTCTACTCACTTAGTTGGCAAGTCACATTGGAAAGGCGGTCTTAAGACTGGTAAATTTACTGCAACAGATGGTAACCTTACAGACAAGTTAGCACGTATGTACATTATGTTATGTGAAAAGTATGCTATGAAGTTTAACTGGCGTGGATATACTTACAATGACGAAATGAGACAAAGTGCTATCCTTCAGTTGACTTATGTAGGTTTAAGATTTAATGAAGCCAAGTCAGCAAATCCATTCGCATACTATACTGCGGCAATTACAAATAGTTTCTGTAGAGTTCTTAACTCTGAAAAACGTAACCAAAATATCAGAGACGATATTTTAGAAATGAATGGGTTAAATCCTTCATTCACTCGTCAGATGAAAGACTACAACGGTTTAGGTTACGAAAAGAAAACAGAAGCATACTCTGAATAAAACTTTTGGGCAAGCAAGGCATCCAAATGTCTTGCTTTTCCTACCTCTGTCATGTATAATTAATGCTGAATACTGGGAAAACTAATTATGAGTAATCTTTTTAAAAAGGCAGCCGTATTTACAGATATACATTTCGGTTTAAAAAGTAATAGCATACAACATAACCGAGACTGTAGTAATTTTGTAGATTGGTTTATTGAAAAATCAAAAGAAGAAGGCTGTGAAACATGTTTGTTCTTAGGTGATTGGAATCATCACAGAGCAAGTATTAACATGCATACCTTACAGTTCGGACTTAACGCATTAGAAAAACTAAACGATGCGTTTGAAAAAGTCTATTTCATAACAGGTAACCACGATCTCTATTACAGAGACAAACGTGACATTCATTCAGTTGAGTGGGCTAAACATCTTAAAAACGTAGTCATTGTTGATCATTTTATCGAAGAGGGTAACTGTGTTATTGCTCCGTGGTTATGCGGTGATGACTATAAACTTCTTAAAAAGAAGAAAGGTAAGTATTTGTTTGCTCATTTAGAGTTACCGCACTTTTATATGAATGCTATGATAGAAATGCCTGATCACGGAGAGACTAATGCTGACCATTTATCTCATTTTGAAACAGTATTTTCTGGGCATTTCCATAAACGTCAAGCAAGAAAAAATATTTGGTATATGGGCAATGCTTTCCCACACAACTATGCAGATGCAGGTGATGATGCTAGAGGTATGATGGTACTAGAATGGGATAAAGAACCCGAGTTTCATTCATGGCCTGATCAACCTGTATACAGAGTGTACAAACTAAGTGAAGTATTAGAGAACCCAGAAGGGTTGCTAATTAAAAATGCTCATGTTAGAGTACATTTAGATATCGATATATCTTATGAAGAATCAAACTTTATAAGAGAACAATTGATACCAAAACATGAATTAAGAGAAATGTCGTTGATTCCTGTTAAGAATGATGAACATGCACAAGACTTAGCACCCGGTGAGATTTCTTTTGAAAGTGTTGATTCAATTATTATCGAACAGATTAAAAACATAGAATCTGATTTCTATGACAAAGGTGTACTATTGGAGATTTATCAGTCTATATGATCAATTTAAAACATGTAACTCTCAGAAACTTTTTAAGTGTAGGATCAGTTACACAAGCAATTGACTTGCAGAATGAGGAACTGACCCTCATCTTAGGTGATAACTTAGATTTAGGTGGAGACGGTGCTAGAAATGGTACTGGTAAGACTACTATTATACAAGCAATCAGTTATGCATTGTATGGTGTTCCGCTTAACAATATCAAACAGAACAATTTAATCAATAGAACTAACGGCAAAGGCATGATGGTCACATTAGACTTTGAAGCCAATGGTGTTGAGTATCGTATTGAACGTGGTCGTAAGCCACATGGCATGAAGTTTTTTATCAACGGAACAGAAGAAGAAGATAACGAAGCACAAGGCGAAAACAAACAAACACAAATACTAATCGAAGACATCATAGGAATGTCTTCAGTCATGTTTAGAAATATCGTTGCACTTAACACATACAGTCAACCGTTCTTAAGTATGACACAAGGACAACAACGTGATATTATAGAGCAGTTGCTTGGAATAACGTTGTTATCAGAGAAAGCAGAAAAGATTAAGATAACAATTAAGAATAACAAAGAAGAAATTCAACAAGAAGAATTTAAAGTCCAAGCAATAGAAGAAGCAAACAAACGAATAGTAGAACAAATAGACAGTCTTAAAAAGAGAGCAAGACTGTGGGATAACAAGACAGCAGAAGACATTAACACGTTAAAAAGTCAAATTACAAGGCTAGAAGAATTAGATATTGATGCCGAATTACTTGGGCACAAACAACTAATTGTATACAATGCGTTAGTGAAAGATCATGCAGATATTGACAAATTGATTACTAGAACCAATAACGATGTTAACCGAGAAGCAAAGGCTGTTAGTAAATTTGAGCAAGAATTAGAGATATTAAAACAGAACAAATGTCACACTTGTGGACAAGACTTCCATGATGATACTCACACAAAAGTATTAGCAGACAAAGAAGAAAGCCTAATAGAACATACTAAACATTTAACCGATCTAGCAGAAGTACAAGTAGAGTTAGAGGGTGAAAAGAATTCGTTGTTTGAAATAGGGGAACGTCCTGACTTGTTTTATCAGTCAGAAGAAGAGGCGATTGAACACAAAAACAAGATTAAAGACCTTAAGGGGCAAGTGTCTCGTAAAGAAACAGACGAAAATCCCTATACAGATCAAATACTTGAAATGGAAGAAAGTGCATTACAGGAAGCCGATTTTGACAAAATAAACGAGTTGTCACGTTTAGGTGACCATCAGAAGTTTTTATTAGACTTACTTACAAGCAAAGATTCGTTTGTGCGTAAAAAGATTATCGATCAAAATTTATCTTACTTGAACTCACGTTTAACAAATTATTTAGATAAGATGGGTTTACCCCATCAAGTTGTGTTCCAAAACGATTTAACTGTAGAGATTACAGAATTGGGTAGAGAATTAGACTTTGATAACTTATCAAGGGGAGAACGTAACAGATTGATCTTAGGATTGTCATTTGCATTCAGAGATGTTTGGGAGAACTTATACTTCCCAATCAATACATTGTTTATTGACGAATTGATTGACTCAGGTCTTGACACTATCGGTGTTGAAAATGCTATGGCTATTCTCAAAGACATGACACGTAGACGTAACAAATCTGTTTGGTTAGTTTCGCACAGAGAAGAACTAGCAGGAAGAGTTGCTAGTGTTTTACAAGTTATTAAAGAAAACGGATTTACAACATACAATTCGACAACAGAGTTGGAGGAGTTGTGAGTCTAGCCTTATGGCATTGGCACATTGAGATTAGCAGTAAATGCACTCTTAAGTGTCCTAGATGTCCTAGACAAGAAGTTCCTGATACATTAGTCAGCACTGAACTTAAACTAGATTTCTTTAAGCAAAACTTTCCTGCATTTTTTATATTAGAACATGTAGAAAAACTAACGTTCTGTGGTGATGATGGTGATCCTATCTATGCACACGACTTCATTGAAGTCATCCAGTATTTCAAGTCTATAAAGCCTAGTATAGCAATCATTATCGTCACTAACGGATCATATAAAAACGAAGACTGGTGGACAAGACTAGCAGAATTGCTAGACGAACAAGACCAAATACACTTCAGTATAGACGGTTGGGACCATGAGAGTAATAATATCTATAGAATCAATTCTAATTGGTCTAGCATCATCACAGGCGTCTCTA